TAAATATATGAGAGCCCGAATGAGAGTTGACTTATTCGGGCTTTTATGTTATAATGAACTCTTACAATAAGGATAAAATATTATGGCAAAAAAAGAATTTAAATTTGAAAGTATAGACACATCAAAACTTCCTAAAACTGTTGGTAAAAAAGTAGATGGATTTCGTTTCTATGATATAGACGGAAAAGCATATCCATCTGTAACTACAGTATTAGGTATCAGATCAAAAGAAGGTTTACAAAAGTGGCGTGATAGTATTGGTGAGAAAGTCGCCAATTGGGAAATGAATAGAGCTGCTCGTAGAGGTAAGGCAACACACTTACTTGTAGAACAATATCTTAAAAACGAAACACCATCTATTAGAGATGTATTACCACTTGGTCTATTTAAACTATTAAGACCGTACATTGATCAGATTGATAACATACATTGTTTAGAAACAATTATGTATAGTAAGAAACTTACAATCGCTGGTCAAGTTGACTGTATCGCTGAATACAATGGTAAGTTATCTGTAATTGATTTTAAAACAGCAAACAAAGAACGAAAAGAAGATTGGATTGAAAACTACTTCCTACAAACAACTGCCTATGCAATTATGTATGAAGAACTATTTGGTAAACCAATTGAACAAATAGTAATTCTACTTGCTGGTGAAGATGGTACTGTTGCTTCATATATCAAAGAGAAAAAAGAGTATATGCCTATGTTAGAAAAGGCTATACAAGACTTTTATAAATATTATGAAGAACAAAACAAAGATAAAATCAAGCAAGAAGATTAAAAAAGTGGCCCACGTTTTATCGTTAGAGAGGGCTAATGAAAAAAATAATCATAGGATTTTTGTTACTTTGTACAAGTGTATTTGCTGAAGAAACATACGATTTGTATTGGCAACAAGTACCAGCGGTTTGTGGAGCTCCACCTGAAATACAAAGGTATATTTCAGATGAAGGCTTTAAACCTGTACATTTAAGTTTAGGAAGAGTATCTAGTTTACCAGACGGCGAACCAGTTTATATGATAAGTTATTACGAAAATGACGACCAGATATTAGTTACTGTAGATGTTTCTGGCGCCAGTGAAACTTGTATATTGTTTAGATCATTTAATAAGTCGGAAGTCTTAAATTAAACTTGACAGATTTATAATATTGTGATATATTAAAAGAGTTATAACAACGTGGCGATGGATGCGAGAGTGGAAATCGCCACATAAAAGAGGTGATAATGAATAGTAAAGAATTTAGTTTGAAGATTGAAAGTATAGTAAAAGAAAAAAGAATATCTTATATGGATGCTGTTGTTCTATATTGTGAAGAAAACGATATAGACACAGGAACAGTATCACCATTAATTTCAAAATCATTAAAAGAAAAGATACAAGTAGAGGCAACAAACTTGCGAATGTTAAAGTTACCTCGTTGTGGAGTATTGCCTGTATAATGTATGGTGGGTTTGATGTATATAAAGTTTATCTCGGTGTTAAATTACATTTTACATCAAAGACATATGACTATATAAAGTATGGTGGAAAAGTTAATGCAACACTTGATAGTTTTACAAAGAGAAAGGATAGATATTTCTTTCATAAATTAAGTACAAAATATGGACAAACTGATATACTTGATTTCTTTGTTGCTAACTTTCTTGCAGATCGCAAGAGATGGATTGGTAATCTTTTACAGAACGATGGTAGAGAAGTCTATCTGGCTTATAAAAAACGTAAAGAAGCCTTTACTTACCACTTTAGAAGTGATTGCGTATGTATTGATGATGACTTTCGCTCTCGTGGCTTTCGTTTTGATGATGGTTTTGTTTGCAATAATGGACAACACCCTCGACTTTTACAGTTACTTATTCAAAAAAAGGTCGGGTTACAATCCGCAGTCGTGTTTGACCACTTCTTATCGTTTGTCAAAAATTGGAATAAGGAAATTAAAGAAACTTTTGTATGGCCTGAAATCGCATCTACGATTACCAGATTAAAACCATTTACAAATTTTAATGCTACAGAATGTAAATTAATTATGAAAGAGGTTTTTGTTAATGAGTGATAATGTAATTCCAGAATCAAATAAAAGAGGTGATGAAGTAATTGATAGAATTTATGGAAGTATTACAGGCTCACTTAAACTCATATTAAAAGACGGTTCGACTTATGATGGTAAAATAGATAAGAAGTCAATCAAACTATCAGATGGAACTTTAGGACACGTTTACAATGTTAAAAATAAATGGTTTGATAGAATGGGTTTACCAATAGATAAACCAGAGAACTTGGTAACGAGAGATGGCAACTAGAGTATTTTGTATCGGTAACGGTGAGAGTAGACAGTCTTTAGATTTAAGAATGTTTAAACCACACGGAAAGATATATGGTTGTAATGCTTTATATAGAGATTTTACACCAGATGTATTGACAGCTGTTGACCACGGAATAATGCACGAGATATATCAAAGTGGTTATTGTGATAAGAATGAAACTTGGTTGAGAAACTGGACCAGAGTACCAGCAACAATGTATCATATGTTAGTGTATGGTAATATGAAAAATGAAGATAAAGAACTCATTGACAAATACCAATCAAATAAAATGGAAAACAAACGAGGTGATAAACAAGAGTTTGTATTTCACGGTTCAAATTTATCTGGTAAAGTAAATATCTTAAAATCAAATAAAGAGAAAAAAGAGATAGTTGAAAAGAATGTAAATCACACTTCAACCTTTGTAAGTTGGACAAGTGAAAATGACAAGGCAAATAATTTAGATGATTTAGTTGAAGGTCAAAGAGATAGAGGTTGGGCGTGTGGCGCTACAAGTGGACGAGTGGCGACAATAAAAGAAAAAGATTTAACAGAGATGTATTTGATAGGACACGACTTGGTAAGTGATACACACAAAATAAACAATATGTACAAGGGTACAAAACATTATGGAGTGCCAGAGGCGTCACCTATACCATCTGTCAATTGGATTAATCAATGGAAAACACTAATGACAGAGAACCCTAAAATACAATTTTATAAAGTCAATCCAAATGGTGATAGTGGTAAAACACCAGTCAGTTCAACGATTAGTGAGTGGACTTCTATTAAGAATTTAAAGTATATTTCATTTCAAAATACACTTGACAAATTTAGTAAAGTATGATATATTATACGCATATGTTAAAACAATTAAAGATTCGAACTTTGATTGACCTTGTGGCTGAACAACGCTTAAGCGGGTGTAAGGCGAGGGTAGTGAGGGTTACGGCCTAGTGGCTGAAGACACACTATTTTGCTGTGAGTACCGACCATCTAACATTAGATTGGACGCTTCGGGAAAGCTTGTGGGTAAACCAATAAATCCCACCAGGTACATATAGTAATATTATGTTTGATAAATTTATATACAGATTATGCGATAAGATAGTTTCTATTTGTGAATCAATCCAAAGTAGAATTAAAACTACAAATCAAAAAGATTGGTTAAATGGTTATAACAAGTGGAAAAGTCGTATAAATAAAAATGATACCGAATAATACAGGTAACACAAATACAACGAATACGAAAATACAAAGGAGATAAAATATGGATTTCGAAGCGTTAAAACAATCGTCAAGTAACTTTGACAAACTTACAAAAGCCATTGAGGCAAATCTCGGTTCCGAGAACAAAGAACAAAACAAATCAAAATACCAAGACGACAGATTTTGGAAACCAGAGTTAGATAAAACTGGTAATGGTTATGCTGTCATTAGATTTTTACCTGCAGTAGAAGGTGAAGATTTACCTTGGCAAAGAGTATGGTCACACGCATTCCAAGATGTTGGTGGTTGGTATATTGAGAACTCTTTAACAACACTTGGTCAGAAAGACCCTGTGTCAGAAGAAAATACTAGATTATGGAATACAGGACTTGATAGTGATAAAGAGATTGCTAGAAAGAGAAAAAGAAAATTATCTTACTACGCAAATGTATTAATACAATCAGATCCAAAGCATCCAGAGAACGAAGGTAAGGTATTCTTATTCAAATTTGGTAAAAAGATATTTGATAAGATTACAGAAGCTATGCAACCTGCGTTTGAAGATGAGAAACCAGTCAATCCTTTTGACTTTTGGAAAGGCGCTAACTTCAAATTGAAGATTAGAAAAGTTGATGGTTATTGGAACTATGATAAGTCCGAGTTTGAGGCTGTGTCACCAGTTGCTGAAGATGATGAAAAAATCAAATCAATTTGGAAACAACAGCATCCTCTAAAACCTTTCCTAGACCCTAGTAATTTCAAAACCTATGATGAACTCAAAGAGAAACTGAATAGGACAATTACGGGTGTAAGAAGCACAACTACTGCTGATAAAGTAGACCTCCCACCTCAAAACAACAGTAGTGTGAAAAGTAATGAAGTCGCTTCGACTTCTGCTAGCGATGATGACGATACGTTATCTTACTTTAGTAAATTAGCAGAAGAGGAGTAATTCTCTCTCGCTTCATAAAACTTGAAAGGGCGGCTGAAAGGCCGCCTTTTTTATTATAAATATTAGCGTAATGGCTATTTCAATATTAGACCCACTAAAAGACGCACAAGGCGGTATTCGTAAGAGTGCCAATTGGTATAGAAAAACTGTTGCCGATTTAGGCGATAGAATTACTGCCAGAAAGTTAATGTCAACTGGTAAGTTAAATGGTATCCCAAGTAGAGGAAGATTAAATATG